CTATCATATGGATCAAACCAAAGCCGTAGAACCCAAGACCGGGCATAAACCGGTAGTGAACAAAGAACTGACGCTTCTTGGCAAAGTCCGTTTCTGCATCAAAGTTCCTGCGTATCGCCAGTACCTTGCCAGAAGCCTCGTCCAAAGTAACAATGTAAGGCAAGTGAATGCCCGTTGGCTCCCCGTCAGGAGACATGTCCTCAAAGCCCTCAAGGTCCAAATCAACATGCATCTCAAGCAAAGTGTAGATATCGTCATGATAAGTGCGGGATGTACCCTGTATCTCGTCAACCTTCTGGCGAACCTCATCAGGCTCTGTGTCCGAAGCCTGTAACTCGATGTCCTTAAAGAACCCAGCAACCTGCATCTTGCGAACTTGGTTGTAATCCATCCGCAAAACATGAGTAACCCTAGAAGCAGACTGCAAATCAGACGCAGCGTAAGGAACAACCAAGTCTTGAGCCGGCACAAAGGTAGAAACAGCGCGTTGTTTGGCCTCGTCAAAGTAAACCTTCTTAAAGGTAGAGCCCGATAAGGGGAGATAAAACAACAACTGATCCATCTCAGGATCGTATTCCTCCATCACCTCAGTAATCTGGTAATTCAAATAGTCTTTTACACGATCAGCCTGTGCCTCAACCTCGGCAGACTGCTTACCCAAGATCTGGGTCTGAACAGGGCCACCAGCCGGCAGTAACTCTTTGTATGCTTGAGACTGAAACTGAGTTACCGACTCCACAATCAATGGATGCGTAACGCCAGATGCACCCTCAAAGGGTTGGGTGCGATCCTCTTGCTTAATTCCTAGCTGGTCTAAACCCTTAGTATATGTCTCTTCCCAATCAGAGCGGGACTCCAGATCATCCTCGTAAGAAGCACGAAGCTCGTTTGACAACTCACCCAAGTACCCGTCATCTAGATACTCAGACAAGTTAGCGTCATGGGGAATGTCCTCGGGGATCTCGTCACCCACAGCATCTTCCAGAAGCTCTTCAATAGTAACACTACCGTCATCGTTAGGAATGATCTCTGCGCCCATGGCAAAATCCATCGGCTCCTGAACATCAACGTCAGTTTGCTCCCCCGTTATATCAAGGGGCATTAAAGATGGATCAACAAGAGATCCCATGGGTCGAGGTGGCAGGGCCATCAGTAATACTCCCGATTACGCGGTCTATATTCATCCTCATAAGTGTCATCTCCCTCTAAGGAAACAAACCCACCCTTACGAAAACGCATTAATGCTAAGGTCATACTATCACAAAAGTCATCGTTGTCACCATTGGGAAATGAAACAACCTCCTCAATGACCTCTTCACTGAATTTCTTGGTAGTCGGAGCCCAAACCTTGCCAGCCTCAAACAACGGAGCAATCATATGCATACGAGTGGTCTTGTCCTGACCCTTACCGGGCGAAAAACCCAAAGCAGGAATGCCATGCAACCGTAATTCATCAATCAAGGGTTGTCCCGTGGCTTTTGCTTCAACCAGAACCATGTCTGGCTCCCAATATTCGTGTTCCTCAAACGCAACTTCCTTTAACTCTGGGAAATTCCAGCGATCACGCCGCGCATCCATCAGAATTATGTTGTCTCCGGTCCCATCCTCGGGGTCAAAAATCCCCCAAGTCGTAATTGCGCTGTAATCCGCAGTCTCCTTCTTGGAAAACGCCGTGTCATACGCCTGAATTATGTACTTGATCGTGGGAATCTTCTTTTTGTCCCAATCACGCCACCATTCGCGCTTAATTATGGCTGATTCGGACGCAGTCGGGTTCTGTTGCCACTGAGCGTTCCACTTTTGAATGGGCAAAGACGCCTTAATCGAAAGCAAAGCGTCCTTATCCCAGAACTGAGGCCATAATGGATTGTCACTGGGTAGTATTGCAGGAAATTCTACAACCTCCCATTGATCTGCCAGTATATCCTTGCCCTGTTCCGCCAACAAACGGCCCGTCAAATCCTTTTTACCCCAGCGGGTCATAACAACAATGATAGTTCCGCCCGGTTGCAAACGCTGACGAGGCCCAGAAGTGTACCACTCATACGCATGATCAAACGCAGTCTCGCTTAATGCGTCCTGTTCCGAATGAGGGTCATCAATGACAAGCAAGTCCGCGCCGCGGCCAGTAATCGCAGCCCCAACACCCGCCGCAAAGTACTCCGCGCCCTTGTCAGTGCCCCACTTACCCGCGCCCTTGTTGTCTTCCTTGAGGTTAGTTTCAGGGAATATCTCTTTATAGGCTGGGTCATCAATCAAATCCCTTACTTTACGGCCAAACCGAACGGCCAACTCCGTGTTGTGCGTAGCCTGAATAATCTTGAGCTTCGGGTTCCTACCCAAAAACCAAGCAGGCATTAAATAACTGGCAAACTCAGACTTAGAATGACGAGGCGGCATGTTAATAATCAAACGCTTTAACTCGCCCCGAGCCACACGCTCCAGCTTCTCCGCAATAATCCGGTGATGACGGCCCTCAATGAAGTTCTCATACACATGATGAGCAAACGGCATGAAGTAATTCTCCGCCTGTTCGCGTATGTCTAACTTCCGTTTGGCCTCAGTTAGCGCCAAAATCTCTTTCAGCGCGTCCTCTGGTAGTGCTTGTAAATTCACTGTGTTCTTGCTCTACGCCCAGGAACGTATGGTGTGTAATTACTCTCAACCATTTCCGGTACATAGTACGGACTGATCTTCGGACGCTCCGTTATCGGTATGTCGATCACAACACCATCCTCCTCTGCCTCTTCGGCAGGAGCCGCAGGACCGGGAGCCGAAGGCTCATCAATCCGTCCGCATATCGGTTGGCCCGTGGCAGGATCAAACACCCGAGCATAACCAGAAGGACAACCCAGATCGTCGTTGTTCTCGTTGTTCATATCTACAGGAACATACTTCGGGGCGCTCTCCCTTGAAGTGCCTGTGCCTTCGCCGCCCGTATCTTCGGGTGGAGTGTTGTTAAACGGCTCTGTCAATAACTCGTCGGGTAGTGTCTGTTCTTCTATGAGATCTCTAGGCTCGTCCATGATAGTGATTGGAGCCCGTGGGACCGAAGCAATCCCCGTTAACGCAGCATTCCTAGCGTTTCTACGATCCTGTTCAATTTGGTTCTCTCTAGCGATTTCTTCAGTGGCTTTTAAAATGGGATCTTTTGTTGACACAACAGGAGCAGTTTTGTCCTTAGCCGCAGCTTTCGCACGGCGCTCCGCATATCTTGCCAATTGGTTCTCGCGACTGAACGGAGAATCTACCGGAAGATTGCTGTCAAATCGTGTGGTCAATTTGTCTTTAGGTATTGTACCAGGCAACGCAGTTGTAATGCCACCACTAGCATCTGTTATCGCTTGCGCTTCAACAGGATCTGTCAAAACTAAAGGTTGTTGATCTGGTACGCTAGAACTATCCCTTTTTTGTTTTACCAAGGACATAATTCCCTCCGGTGTGGTAACAGCAGAGCCCCCTTGAAGATCCAAGGCTAGTTGCTCTTGTTGAGATGGTGGCATTTCTACGGGCGCCGCTAACGGATCTACCGGAACACCGTCCCTTGGTTTGGCTCGTTGGATCTCAATAAATTCGGCTAACGTTGGAGGTGTAATATCCGCTTCACCAACAGTCTCAGGTGAGGCGGGTGGTACAAGCGAAGACATCTCTGCCACTTTTACGGGAGTGGTAATGGCTGATAACTGCGCTTTTGTTTCAGAAGTAGTAAACTCTGGAGCGGGTGGAAAATTAACAGGCCGCGGTGTTCTTTCGTTAAGAATAACCTCTTTAACTGCGTTTAACTGAGCCTCTAATTTTGCAATCTCGTTATCCGCCGCATTCGTTATAGCCGCTGTGCCGCCCTCAGCATTCACAGCATTTAACAATTGCTGCTGTTGATCTTCAATCCGTTGCTCTACCGCAGCAAAAGCCTCGCGCTCCGCTTGCTCCTTAGTAACTCCGTCCAACGCCGAAATCTGCGCCTTAGTATTAATATAGTCTTGATACGTTTTATTAGCCGCTAGCATCTCAGCACGTTGCGCCTCAACAGACTGTATCGCGGCAGGAACTGGATCAACTACAGCATCTAGTGCTGCTTGCGCCCTGTTTAACGGAGCCATTGCCTCTGCCTCTAAACGAGCCTTCTCCCTTTGAGCATTAGCAATTTGCTGGTCACGCTGCATATTAGCTCTCTGTTCAGGAGTATAAAGCTGGTTCGCAAACGGAGAAAGACGGTCTATGCCAGTAGTAGGATAAGTCCTTGGTACTCCACCCGTCTGCAAAGGACCGTCCCTGTTTAACTGAGCTAGCTCAAGGGCTCTCGGATCAGTGGCGCCTAGCTCAGGGTTGCCGGCAGCACGGTTAGCCTCACCTTGCTCAAACGCTATGTCCTGAAGTGTAGTCTCAAGATCACCCCGAAGATTAAAGTCATAACCAAAAGGCAAGTACTCAGGGTTTTTCCTCAGTATTGCATCCGTCACACCGCTGCTACCAGCCGCGGCGCCAGCAGACTTTGGTTTGCCACCAACCGTATCAATAAGTTCCTGATCCGACAACGCATCTAATTCTGCTTTTCTTGCATCTCCAGCCGTAGTCGGCTCAGTCGTTAGTATTGTTCTTTTGCCAACGTTATTAGGAGCGGAAATATACCCTTCCGCTTCTAACTGGTTATTTATTGCTTTCGCTTCACTGTAATTTATTCCCAATTTGCGTTGCAAAAAAGAAGCTGAATTTTTGCCTTCTGTCTTTAAAAGATCTATCGCAGAGGAAACATTTTCTGGCCTAGAAGCTCCGTTCTTATCAGTCTGAATTGGTGCCGCATCTTTCGCGGTGATAGGTGCAACACCAAGTGCCGCATCGAACTCTGCCGCGGCTTGGGGAGAAACATTTGCAATTTGTTCTGGGGTCAAAGGTGTGCCCGTACCCGTACCCGTCTGTTCAATAGACACTGCTTGAAGCGCCGCTTTATCACCAGGAACAAAA